CCCAAGAAGTGCATCAGCTGGGAGAAGATTAAGCTTGCTGTTGATAAGGGTATGGCTGATGAAGATCCCAACGTTCTTGAAAAGTATGTCGGTGACTTCGTGTTCAATCCAAAGGGCGGTGGCGGAAACATCCGTATCGACCAGCCAGTGGAAGTTATGGAAGTCGGCACAGGCTTCATGATGACTCGGCGTTCCGCCTTCGAGAAGTTTGAGGCAGCATTCCCTCAGTATAGCTACAAGCCTGATCACGTTCGTACTGAAGCCTTCGACGGTTCGCGCGAAATCATGCAGTACTTCCAGGCTGAGATTGATCCGGTCTCTAAACGATACCTGTCTGAAGACTACTGGTTCTGCCAGAAGATGATCTCTATCGGCGGTAAGGTCTGGTATTGCCCTTGGATGAAGCTGCAGCACGTTGGCTCTTACATCTTCGGCGGTTCTCTTGTCGACCTAGCCTCTATCGGCGCTTCTGCTACAGCCGATCCCAGTCAATTGGGAAAGAACAAGAAAAAGGCTTGACTTTTCCTAGAATCTAGTTTATAATGACTTTATTGTGACAATGGAGATACATAATGCAACTTAGTGCCAAGACCATCAACGTCCTCAAGAACTTCTCGACGATCAACCCATCGATCGTCCTGAAGCCTGGGAGCGTCATTTCGACTATCTCACCCAACAAGACCATCATGGCGCGAGCAACCGTTCCTGATCAGTTTGAGGGAGTGTATGGGTTTTATGCTCTCAATCGTTTCATCAGCGCGTTTTCGCTTTTCGAAAATCCCGAGTTTGAATTCGGGCGCGAATCGGTTGTCATCCGGTCCGATAATCGTAAGGGTGTGTATCACTACAGCGATCCTTCGGTTATCATTGTTGCTCCCGAAAAGGAAATCAACCTGCCTACGGTTGACGTTGAGTTCACTCTCACCAACAAGAACATTCAGGCAGTCATGAAGGCACTCGGCGTTCTTAACCTCCCGGAAATCGCTGTCGTTGGCGACGGCACCACTGTTTCGTTGCAAGCAGTTGATTCGAAGGTTCCTGCGGCTGACAACTACAGCGTCAACGTTGGAGAGACCGATCTTGTTTTCCGCGCTATCTTCCGAGCAGAGAACATGAAGATGATGGATGGCGACTATGAAGTCAAGATCTCATCTAAGGGTATCTCTAAGTTTATCGGCTTGGAGGCAACATACTGGATCGCCGTCGAGGCTTCTAGCACTTTTTAATTGATCACGTAAGGAGACAGAATATGGATTTTGGTCAGGCTCTCGCCGCTGTTAAGGCAGGAAAGCGAATTGCTCGTGAAGGATGGAATGGGAAGGACATGTTCCTCTTCCTGGTTCCGGGTTCTACATTCACTGTTAATCGTGCGCCCCTCTTGGGTATCTACCCTGAGGGAACGCAGATCAACTATCACGCTCACATTGATATGAAGACGGTACAAGGATACGTTGTACCTTGGCTGGCTTCTCAATCAGATCTTTTGAGCGACGACTGGGTCATTGTTGATTAATACCACTTGACTTTTCGTAGAGAGGCGGTATAATGTGTTACCGCCTCTTTTTTCATTATGGAGATTTGTGATGCCTAAGAACACCGTGACTGAATTTGTTGCTGAATCCTTTACTAACTCGATTGGTCAGACAATTCAACCTGGCGATCGCGTTGCATATGTGACTAATGGTCGTCACCGTGTTAGTCAAGGTACCGGCTGGTTTGATGGGGTGATGAAGGATCGGCGTAGCGGAAATGTTGAGTTCACGCGAATTCGTGGAATTCGCAGCACAAAGACTGTTGCGACTGGTAAGATGCTAACCCACAGTTACACTTGGCGTAACGAGGTCAAGACATACGAATACCCCGAGTTCGTTGAGGTGCAAGTTGAGCCTCATGGTACAACGCGCCTTCTGTGCCACCGCATCTTCAAGATCTGAGGTAAAAATGCTCGAGCAATTCTTGTGGGTCGAAAAGTATCGCCCGAAGACTATCAGTGACACTATCTTGCCTGTGGATCTGAAGCAGACGTTCCAGCAGTTTGTCGATCAGAAGAACATTCCTAACCTGATTCTTTCTGGCTCCGCTGGCGTGGGTAAGACTACGGTTGCTCGGGCTATGCTCGAGGAACTCGGATGCGATTATATCATCATTAACGGTTCGATGAATGGTAACATCGACACTTTGCGGAATGACATCCTCAACTTTGCCTCAGCTGTTTCGCTAAATGGTGGTCGCAAGTACGTGATCCTTGATGAGGCAGATTACCTCAACCAGAATTCTACGCAGCCTGCGCTGCGTAACTTCATGGAAGAGTTCTCTAAGAACTGCGGGTTCATCCTGACCTGTAACTTCAAGAATCGTATCATCAAGCCTCTTCATTCTCGTTGCTCCGTGATTGATTTCAAGATCAACAAGAAGGATATGGCGAAGCTTGCCGTACAGTTTCTGAAGCGCGTAGAGATCATCCTTAAGACCGAGAACATCGAGTATGATAAGGGTGTGGTCGTTTCAGTGATTGAATCGTTCTTCCCTGATTGGCGTCGGGTTCTCAACGAACTTCAGCGCTACTCTGCTATGGGTAAGATCGACAGCGGAATCCTGTCTAGCTTTCGGAACGTCTCCATGACTGAGCTGTTTGCTGCATGCAAGGCGAAGAAGTTTGATGAAGTCCGCAAGTGGGTCCACGAACATTCCGATCAGGATCAGAACACAATCTTCCGTTCTGTTTATGAAGCGGCAGACGCCAGCATTTCCAAGAAGACTATCCCGCTTCTGGTCTTGAAGATCGCTGACTACCAGTATAAGGCTGCCTTCGTGGTCGATCAGGAGATCAATCTGCTCGCCTTCTTTGTCGAGTGCATGATGGAGCTAGAGTTTGTCTAATGGTTATCCGAGCAAAGAAAAAGAAGGAAGAGACCGAAAAGGAATTCGCTTCAACTCTTTTCGGTAAGGTCGAGATCAAGCCAGTAGAGATTGAAGATCAATGGGATTCCGGAACGAACATCTGGACGTTCGTCAACTCTATCTCCGAGGACAAGAACTATCTGTTTGACGAGCATACAGCCAAGGAATACACCCCGTTCACTATCAATCGGGCATTCTCGATTCATATCGATACGCTTCATCATGCGTCGGTCATGAACCAGTGCTACAACCTCGATAAGAAGATGCAGCACGACTATCTGTTCTACTCTCTACCCAAGAAGGTTCGTAGAAAGAAGTGGCTGAAGAAGTCTGATGATGAAAAGCGCGAGGCTAAGATCCTTGAAGACGTCGCCAACACTATCGGTTTCAATCTGATTAAGGCAAAGTCCTTTTGGAAGGTCTTGAACGAGAACCAACGCAACGAATTCTTGTCTAAGTATGTTTATCCTGACTCCAAGAACCAAAAAGCGAAACAAAAATAACCCTAAATAAAGCAAAAACTGCTTTCATGGGGCACTCGTATGACTTTATTGGATACTCTGCTTGAGGTTAGGATAGCCGAAGACGAAGACTTTCTGAAAATCAAAGAGACTTTGACGCGCATCGGTGTTGCCTCGAAAAAAGAAAAGAAGCTTTATCAATCCTGCCACATACTCCATAAGCGTGGGCGTTACTACGTCGTCCACTTTAAAGAGTTGTTTTTGTTAGATGGTAAACAATCTGACTTCAGCGACGAAGATAGAGGCAGGAGAAACTCAATCGCGAATCTTCTCGAGCAATGGAATCTTGTCGAGATTGTAGATAAGCAAAAGCACTCAGAGCCTCTTGCAGCGCTGAGCAACATTAAAATCATATCATATAAAGAGAAATCTGATTGGACGTTGCAGTCCAAATACACTGTGGGAAAGCGAAAGACTGATGTTAAAATGGTTGCGCCGTAAGGAAGTTGTAGTGCGCTCTGAGGAGCTTCAGCGAGTGACTGAGCTCCTCTTTCCGCCGTTAAAGACTGTTGAGAATGAAGGTGGGGTCTATCAAATTGATTACTCCGTTGATAGCAATCTAGAGTCTGCCCTGACTGATCTGAGAGAGGGAGTGAATGACTCGACAGTTCAGAACACAATCACAAGAGCCATTGAAGCTCTGATTGAGGTTCGAAAGTTACTGCATGCCTATCCCTATCTAGACGAGAGGGCAAAGTATGTGATCATTGACACACCTGATCAAAACAAAAAAGAGGTAGAAGCAGCCGACTAGGCGCTTCTACCTCTCTTCATTTACGCGCTGATTGCTTAGCCTTCGTCTTCTGCCTCCTCTGCGTCTATATCCCGATCACCGCATGGACAGAAACGACCAACCTTATCCGGATCACCTTCCCAGCCGCAAACGATGCAAGACCAGAAATGATTGTCTTCTTCTAGATCATCTTCCATAAATTTATCCTTGCTGCTTAAAGCGCCAATCAGTCAGAGGTGCCCGACCCTCAGCGACGACATCGAGCATTATTTGCTTGATCTTCTGCTTGTCTTCGGGCGGCATACTTTTAAAGAACCCGAACCAGCTACTGGTCGGCAGTTCTCCGTACACAGTCTGATATAGATCAGAAATCTCGTTCGGTTCAAATTGTTGCTCAGTCATTAAGAACGTCCTCCAAAGTATGGAGGGCAAGCGCGGTAGCCATAAACCCAGACACCCACCAACTGGCTGGTACTTGCAAGACCAAATGTACGACTGCCGCCAAACCAAAAACTATGACAAGCAATAGATTCAAAACTTTCATTTCACTCCCCCTTGTTACGAAGATAGATTTCGAAACGGTCTTCCGGAAGCCTTGCGATCAAGAGCACAACGCCATAATCCTTAGCCATGCTTTCGATGGTTTCGAAAAAGATCGAGTGACGAGCGCTGTTCCAATCCGGCTGGAACAAATACGAGCGCCCGAGCTCCTCGAGGTCGTCCCAGATCAATTCAACACAGAACATCATATTCTGATCAGTCATAATTCTTTCTCCTTAAGAACGAAAACGACGAAGGGTGATTCGATATGAACCATCCACTCGATCATAGAAGCGAAGACTCACGCCTGCATCCTTAGCCATCAGCTTGAGCTGCTTGGCCAGCGCGTAGTGCCACTCATGCATCTCTTCGATTTCGACCACAGCAGCTCCGCCGAACTCGAGGTTCATCCAAACCTCGTTCGTGACCTGCTCGAGAAGCAGTTCTTGCCAGCCGTCCAAAACCCATTCCATAACAATCTCCTTTTCTATGATTGAATCATACTTTAAAATCAGACTGAAGTCAACACCTATTTTGTTAAGAGGTGTTAATCTACTGCAGCGTCGAGGCGAGCGCAGATCTCCACGTAGAACTGGTGATACCGAGCCATACGGGCGATGTCCTTCTCGGTCACACCTTTGAGGCGACGAATATCTGTGTTGTGCCGCAGGTCAGACTTCTTAACCATCATGGCGTCACGACTAGCGAAGACACGGACCTTATACTCATCCAGAGTCTCGCCGGGCACCTTGGTCAGTGCCTTAATGCCAGCAATCACACGTTCACTGATCCCGTTGTCCCGAAGATCCTTGTAGGTCACATCGGTGTCTTCAATGACATCGTGACCGAGGGCAATGCACTGCAGTTCCTCGTCGTTAGACTTGAGGTAATGCATGACCTTCATGGGATGAAGGATGTAGGGCTGACCGCCCCTATCATATTGACCTGCATGAGCGTTGGTAACCAAGACCAACATCCTGCCGAGCATTTCACCCTTTTTCATAATCAAAGTCCTTCAATAAGAGAATAAGCCAGAGCCTGTGGAGAAATATGTGCATCTTCTACGTGAATAATACCGTGGCATGTCGCATAGACTTCGCGACCCTGACCAAACGGTTGATACATTTCTCTCTGCACATTGGTTGAATTCCAATCTGGATGGGCGTTCTCGACCCACGCGCGTGCAAGAACTGGCGCGGAATAGACCTTGTTAGCGCGAAGATAATAGATCGTGTCCGACAATTCAAACTTAAACATCAGATTTCATCCTTCTTCGGGGCGTAGATCACGTCAATCTCAGCTTCCGCATCGGGCGTATTGAGCGCATACCAGGCGGAAGCGTCTCGGTTAGTGTTGAAAGGTCCGACGATCAGCGTGGACAAGCCATCGCGCACGATCATCTTCTTATAGACAAGAACATACAGCATGATTTATATCCTTCTTACTTGCAGCAGGTGACGCGAGCGAACTTCGCGAAAAACTAAATAGGGTTGATATCAAAGGATTTCTCTTTTATGAATACACCCTACACGTACTTAATCGGTTGGTCCGATCTTAACGCCTGGTATTACGGCGTGAGATTTTCAAAAAAATGTAGCCCAGAAGAGCTTTGGAAAACTTATTTTACGTCGTCAAAACACGTAAAAAGGTTCCGCGAAGAACATGGAGAACCTGACGTTGTTGAAATAAGAAAGACCTTCCAAAGCGAACAACTGGCTCGATTGTGGGAGCACAAGGTTTTAAAAAGATTGAACGCTCCAAAAAACGATAAGTGGTTGAATAAAACGGACAACAAATCGATTTACAACGACAAAGAAACCTGCGCGAAAATCGCCTTGGCCAACACAGGAAAAAAGAGGTCGAACCCGCACCCAAGCAAAGGCAATCCACGCCCTGCTAGCAGAGGAAAAATCCCCTGGAATAAAGGCAAAAAGAACGTGCAATTAATAACGGAAGAAATGAAAAAAGAGAGAAGCGAGTTGACCAAAAAACGTTGGGAATCGGGCGTGTATTCTCACCGTCCCAAACCTACTGAGGAATCCAATCTTAAAAGAAAAGAAACTCTACAGGGCAGGACGTTCAACGAACAACATAGAGCACGTCTCAGTGAGAACAAAAAGAAATACTACGCCGAGCTTAGGCTTAGGAACGAGCACAAGTAACTTGCGCAAACTTCCTCCAGTTCGGCGAGTTGCGGCGGCGGATGGCACCAATCTTAAGAGCCATCCGCAGGGACAGTTCGCGGAGGCGATCCTGGTTGTCCTCGATGAAATCGATCACATCCAGCTGAGCAGCCTCATCGAGACCGATGTTCTTCAGGAGACCCATGCGGATGACCTGACGAATGCGGATCATATAGTCACGCTTGGTCTTCATCGCGAGATCGATATAGTGAGCGCGAGAAACCAGAGCCTGCAGGTGAGGAGCAAGCTTGGAACCGCGATCAATCATCGCATCGAAGTCGTAGTTCGTGATGAAGATAATCGTACCTTCGAACACGAACGACTTCGGCAGACGCTCGGCAGACTCTTCGTCAATAAGAGTGCCTTCCGTGATATAAGAGATCACGCGACGATCGGAAGAGTCGCAAGCTGCCTTCAGCAGATTGATGGCGGTGTCATCGAGGAACACCTCATCGGCGTCATCGAACACCAGCACCTGACCCGCAGCGCGGTGCGAGTAGAGCAGCTTGTAGAGACCGGGAGCCTTGATATAGCCCTTCACGATCCGGTGATTGACCGTCGAAGGATCCCAGGCTTCAAGAGCCTTCTCGACCGTGTAGGACTTGCCGAGACCAGCCGGACCGGAAGCGATCAGCGCGCGAACGTCGCCGGAGATCGCCGCCTCGACCATCCCGTCAAGGATCTCGAAGCGATCGGCGAGCTTGGCTTCGATCTCATCGTCGGTCTCGAGGGTCGCCGGAGCAACCATCGGAGCCACGTTCAGGATCTTAGCGATCTTAGCCGACTTGGCAGAACCGCGACCGGCACGGAAACCATTCTTAGGAACACCACGAGGCATCAGTTATTTCCCTTCATCATCATATTATCATGATACCCTAAGATCGTAAAAAAGGCAAGGGATATAAAATTGAACGAAATCAGTCACTTAGGTCTTAACCCATTGAAATCGTTCGATTTTAAAAAACGAAGAAAATTGAGAAAAATCAATCCCCAACGATTCCAACCACTTAGCGAAATCGGCTCTCTCGTTGATCTAAGGACCGCCGAGCCGGTATTCTTACGGTCTAGAACCGCTAGAGCGGCTAAAACCCGTAAGTCACTGATTTCACAAGACTTTTTCGTTTTAGCCAGTTAGAAAAAACCTTGTGATTACTGCGACTTAGCGGAGGGGTGTCCGAGAGAGGCTAAGAATCGCGCTCGCTGCTCTAGAACGGTAAGCCATTGAAATCGTTCAATTTCAAGATTTTTCGAAAAATCCCCCGATACCCCAAAAAACATTACCCAACGATTTCAGCCACTTAGGTTCTCGGTCGAGCTAAGTCGTTGATTTCTTTCAAAAAGATAATCCTTGCTTTTTAATCCAGGTTAGGGTAATATGATAATATGACGAACGACGAAAAGCTGATCGCCGAATTCTTCGCCCGTGGGGGTTCCGTGACGCGGTGCCGCCCTGGCACCCCCAAAGATCTCTACGGGCTGAAGTTCCGTGGGCTTTTCGGCGGCAAGCGTTCTTACGCCGCTGGCGTTCTTTATCGTTCTAAGTGCGCTAACGTTGACGGTGAAGCGTTCGGCACGGGTTGTATGATCGCTCGCCCGTCAACCGTCAAAAACGCTTAAAAATCAAGGAGATAGAGAAAATGGTGTTCTACGGATACGCGATCGATGCCGACGAGCTGCGAATGTACCTCAACGGCGACTACGACATTTTCGAGATCGTCGAGCAGCACGACGGCACCTGGTTGGTGGGCTATATCGACCACGGTTAATCTTTTTTTAACAAAATACCCCTTGACTTTTTTTCAAAAATGGGGTATGATGGTTTTATCAAGAGGAGAGAGAAAATGATGAAGTTGATTGCTACGAACGGTGATGAAACCATTGAGCTGGGTTCGGGCTTTACGTTTGAATCGGCTTATGAGCTCATTATTAAGAATGATTCTGATCCTGATGCCACTTGGCTGCCAGGCTATGATCTTGAGCTGATTGACGGTGATGAACGCTGGGTGTTTGAATCTGATTGCTGGTGCCCGCTTTTCGGCTGAAATTAGTCCTTGACTTATTTTTGAATCGAGGGTATAATGTTTTTATAAGATCGAAAGGAATCGAGAAAATGTTTCAGGTTATCGTTCGCCAGTATCGCGGCAAGGTCGTCCAAAAGCACTCGTTCGCCAACGAGCAGGAGGCTTGGGACTTCTTCGATCGCTTCAGCGAGGACTACTCCTGCGAGTTCCGCGACCTTCGCACCTTGAAGGCGATCTGAGCTCAAGATAGTCCTTGACTTTTTATCCCAAACCCAGTATAATCAGTTATGTGAGGGAGTGAATGATGCAGATTAAGTTCTACAACGTTCCTGCTAAGATCAAGCTGGATCAGCTTAAGCTGGCTGCAAAGTTCTACGCCGAGCAGCTGATGCACAAGAACCTCATCAAGAACCTTGAGATTCGTGTGTGTTTCTCTAAGAACGATGGTAACACCACGATGTGGGAAGACTGCAACCTTCGCCCACGCGAGTTTACCATCACTCTCGAGCACGGGATGGGCTATCGCTATACCTTCCTGACTCTGGCTCACGAGATGGTGCACGTCAAGCAGTACGCCAAGGGTGAGCTGCGAGACTACATTTCGGGTGGTCCGAGCATGTCTCGTTGGCGCGATGAGAAGCGCGACTGGAGCGATACCGGCTACTGGGACCTGCCCTGGGAGATCGAGGCTTACGGTCGCGAGCGAGGGCTTTATGCCAAGTTTCGTTCTTTTTTGAAGAATGGGGCTTGACTTATTTCTCGAACTAGGCTATGATGGTTTTATCAAGAGGAGATAGAGCATGGCTCGTAAGACTGTGAATGTGGACCAGCTTCGCGTTAAGATCAACGAGATGCTGGCTGGTAGCACGTGCAGCCCCGACATTCGTCGAGGGATGATAAACACGCTTGAGTTTGTTCTCCATGAGACCGGGAACTATCAGGGATTCAGATATCTGAATCAGGATCAGGTTCCGAAAGGTCAGCTGCCCGGTGCTCGTTACGAAGGTCATGAGATCCTTCCCTATCCGGAATGCTTCGATGACACCGATAACACTCGAGTGGCTTTTTTGTTGTCTTTTGTGGAAAACAAGGTATAATCCTTTTATAAGATCGAAGGGGATTGCTGAATGACTGTTATCACTCTGACGCAACGAGAGTATGTCGCCCTGGTTGCTGGGCAAGAGGTTTCCGAAGATGAGATCCTCGAGTTCATTCGGGACTACGAGGACTGGCAGAAAACGAAAGGAGAGTATTGTGACCAATCGCAAGATTCGCAAGCGTAATCCTGTCGCTAAGGCACTGCGCACTCCGATGTTTCGGAAGCGCACTGTCGAGAGCCGAGTTGTCTATAACCGTAAGAAGATCAAGGAGAATAACGATGCGTAATTATCCGAATATGTCTTACTGCGCTTTCGAAAACACCGAGTCGGCTATCAATCAGCTGATCGGAATGCTTTCGTCTGCTGTGGATGATGATAATCCTCTCGACATGTCGACATACGAGCGTCGTGCCTATAATCTGCTTCGTGATGCTATGGAAGTTCTTGCTGATCTTATGGAGGCGTATGACGAGATGGAAGTTTCAGAAGAGCTTCTAGTCGATGAGGATTAATAAAATCCGGAATCAAGTCCGGGGTCAAGTCCCGAGTCAAGTCTGGGGTCAAGTCTCGAGTCAAGTCTGGGATCAAGTCTCGAGTCAAGTCTCGGATCAAGTCAGGGATCAAGTCTCAGGTCAAGTCAGGCTTCGAGTCTATGACCAAGTCTTCGAAGATTTGACGACTTAACAAAATAATTGTTGACTATGTTCTCATTATAAGTTATAATCCATTTATCGACACAGAAAGGATTTAAATTATGATCTCCGCTCTCACTCAAGCCCAGACCGATATGATCCCTGTTTACCGGGACAGGTGGCTTAAGATTGGTCTGCGCACCGAGGCTCTTGACTTCAAGCGTGCCAGCGAGGCTCTGAAGCTTTGCTACACCAGCCGTGGTCTGGATGCCCCGGAGAAGATTTTGTACGCCACTGGTCCTAAGGACGCGTATAAGATTTACAAGTCTATCAATCCTTCGGGTAGCGTTACGGATTTCATGAATTCCATGATTTACGGTGCGCATGATAGCTCTTGGTTGAGCTTCTACTCTTATTTCAATGACGTGTGCAATCTGGATCTGTCTGCTACAAGTCCTCTTATCGCCTTCGCGAAGGAAGCGTGCTGGACGTATGTGGATGCAGAATTCGCGATCATCCAGGAATTTCCGCTGAGCATCAAGTTCGATGATCAGAACCGTCTGCATTGCGAAGATGGTCCTGCCATTGAGTATCAGGATGGTACCATGGTGTTTGCTTGGCATGGGGTGCGCCTTGATCGTAGCCGCTGGAATTGGATTCTCGATAAGAAGAGCATCCAAGCCAAGGCTGCTCTTAAGGAAGACAACCTTGAGCTTCGCCGTGTTGCATGCGAAATCCTCGGCTGGGTTCATATCCTCAAGGAGCTGAAGTCTAAGGTGATCGATGAGGATGCTGATCCTATGATTGGCACTCTTTTGGAGGTCAACATTCCGGATGTGGGTAAGGAGAAGTTTCTGCGAGTGCTTTGCGGTACTGGTCGTGAATTCGCTATCCCGGTTCCGCCGACCGTTAAGACTGCACTTGAAGCCAATGCTTGGACGTATGGTGTTGAGCCCGAGCAGCTGAGGGATTTGGAATTCCGCACCTAATAGGGGATTCTCAAAGGTGTTGCGAAACGTGTTGCGACAAATCTATCAAGTCTCGGATCAAGTATGGATTCCAGTCAAGCATCAAGTCTATGATCAAGTCGGGGAGGATCTAGATGATAATTAATCAAGTCAGGGATCAAGTCGGGCTTCGAATCCGGGATCAAATCTCGGAACAAGTCTATAACCAAGTCTCGGGTCAAGTCAAGATTCAAGTCTGGAATCAAGTATGGATTCTAGTCAAGATTCAAGTCTGGAATCAAGTCTTCGAAGATTTAATGACTTAACAAAATAACTGTTGACGACAATCGCTTTATAAGCTAGTATACATACATTACCGCAGAAAGGATAATTTACAATGAAGATCGTTCGTAACATGGCTGCTCAGGGTGACTTTCTTATTCTGCGCATCAAGAATATTCCGGATGGCGTGGTGTCTGTTGCGCCCGAAGATGGAAAGATCATTGTCGCTCATAGCGAAACTGGTCACAATCACGTGATGGAAGCTACGAGAGTGGAAGCTTTCGAGATTCCTACCGAAAAGTCTAACACTCAGAATGTTGATCTGTATAAGCTGTTCCTCCTGGTTAAGGAAGACACTCAGATCGATCACCTGCGTTCTTTTGACGCCCATGAAACTATCATGGTTCCGCCTGGCACGTATGAGATTCGTCGCCAGCGCGAGTACACTGCTGAAGGCTTTCGTCGAGCCTCTGACTGAGATTTGGTCTTGTTTGTTTAGGCGTAGTGAATTCAATCTTAGCGGTGGAGGTAATTGTGTCTAAACGACATGTCCGAGAACTAGTCCCGAGTCAAGTCTGGGGTCAAGTCTCGAGTCAAGTCCAGAATCAAGTCTCGAGTCAAGTCGGGCGTCAAGTCTGGGATCCAGTCTTGGATCAAGTCTATGAGGATCTTGTGTATGATTGGTCGAAACAAATGAAGGAGGCTGAATAGATGAATGAACAAGTTTACGATCAGGAAGTTGCTGTAGAGGATCGTAAGATTCGCCGCAGTTTCACTTTCGAAATGTATGCGCCCACTAGCTACTCTCCATCCGGTGTTCCGATGATGGATCGAATCAGTGTGCAAATGCAGGGCGAGAATCTTAATCGTGATGACGTCATCGCTAAGTTTGAAGACTTCCTTATTGCTTGTGGATATGGTCGATGAAGCTCCTGTTTTGCTCAAACTGCGGTGATGTGTTCAGTCTGCGCACCCAACACACTCGACAGTGCGAGTGCGGTGCAGTCTTGGGTCGATATATAGATGATCTGAACGTTGAAGTTATGGGAGACCCTATCGTCTTGGGATTTGCCAACCAGAGCTTCTTAAATGCAATTCGTATGCAACTAGCTCGTGGCGATTCTCTAGAGACGATGGACTATCCTGGAGGTAAAGTTGCGAAGGGCAGAACCTTTGAAGCTTTCATCATACCTGAGAGTGCTAAGTCTGTGAAATATATTGATAAGGTTAATGGTAATGGATCGTAGAGTTTTTCTTCTTGCTGCTCCGGCAGTTTTTGCAACTAGCAAGGCTCAGTCTCAGGCTGTTGCTATCACTGGTGCTGGCGCTACATTTCCGGCACCTCTGTATTACTCTTGGGCTGCTCGTGCTGCTAGAGTTGCAGAACTTCGACTGCGCGTCAATTATCAATCGATCGGTTCTGGTGGCGGTATCAATCAAATCAGAGCCAGGACTGTTGACTTTGGTGCCACTGATGCGCCTCTAGCTGATCCGGGAGACATGTATCAATTTCCGACAGTAGAGGGTCGAGTGGTTCCTATTTACAATCTACCCGGCATCTCTAATCTTAATCTGAATATGTCTTTGATTGTTCAGATGTATCAAGGTCGGATCAATTTTTGGAACGACCCGCAGATTGCGGCACTTAATCCTAACGTCAATCTTCCGCGTGTAGCGATTGTGCCTATATACAGGGCTGACGGTTCCGGTACTACTTTCATTTGGACTGGTGGTATGCGCGATTCTAATTCTGGTTGGACAGATGCTGCAACTTCAATCAGCTGGCCAGTCGGCACTGGTGCCCGAGGCAACGAGGGTGTGTCAAATACAGTCCAGCGAGTTCGAGGTGCTATCGGCTACGTTGAATATATATATTCTAGAGTCAACAACATTCCGACGGTTGAAGGGTTTGATGCTCCGAGAGGCAAGACTTACATCCTGCTTCCTAAGGAACCTAAGAATCGGTCCAATCATGATGCTTGCGTGAGGTTCTTCGAATGGAGTCTTACACATGGTCTCGAAGTGGCTAGGACTATGCATTACCACACTCTTCCAGAAGAGACTTATGCTGGAATCATTCGAGAACTTAAGAGTATGTGAATAAGCCCACTTAGCCCAGCGGAAGAGGCACAGGTCTTAAAAACCTTCAAGGGCGGGTTCGAATCCCGCAGTGGGTACCAACTTGGGTCGGTGAAGTGTTACGGTAGCACGGCAGTCTCCAAAACTGCAGGCGTAGGTTCGACTCCTACCACCCTCGCCAACATTAACAAGTTTTAATAAATTACTGCTTGACTTTTTTATCGAACCGGGCTATAATGGCTTATAAGATGAGGAACGAACGAATGCGATATATGCTTTTTGCCGGCGATAACTACTACCCCTGCGGCGGTATGGATGACTTTCGTGGGCGTTTCGATACGTTGACTGAGCTGATGAAGAACATCGGTCGGGCTGACTGGTTCAATGTGTATGACACTGTTCGGGACGAGACTGTGGTTTGCCCCGATATCCGTATGATGAACGCTCAGCAGATTCGCGATTGGGCTGACGAAGAAGAACGCCTCGCTTCTGTTGACGATATGTGTCGGTAATTGTTACGGATCCTTAGTTCAGTTGGCAGAACACTGCACTTTTAATGCATATGTCCTGGGTTCGAGTCCCAGAGGATCCTCCAAAAATTAACATTTCTTAACAAAATAGTCCTTGACTTATTTCTCAAACTAGGTTATAATGGCTTATAAGATGAGAACGAAAGGAATTCGAAATGTCTGAGTATCATGTTCAGTGGCAGGATAGCGCGGGTTGGCGTACCTGTATTACGCTGAGTGCCTCTAACGGTCCTGAGCGTCTGCTTCAGGAAATGAAGAGTGCCCAGTCTTGATACCATGGTTATCGAATCCGAGTCGTGGACGACAACGGTCGTCTTATCGATTCTCTCTGAAGGAGTGTGAAGATGACTGGTCATGATGCCGATCGTCAAGTCAATAATATGGTTGGCGTAGCTTCCCTAGCTATCGCACTTACTGTGGTGGCTGCTTGGGTGACTCACGTCTTGATTTCGATTAAGGCATCCGCCTGGATCCTTCTTGTCGTAGGCATCTTCGTGCCTCCTATTGGCTGGGTTCACGGAATTGGGGTTTGGTTCGGTCTAGTCTGACTCAAAAAAGTCCTTGACTTATTTCCCGGACTAGGCTATACTGACTGAGTTGAATGAGTTTACAGTTTGATAAATAACTCGGAATGAGTGTCGAAGCCCATTCTTTCTTTCGCTCTTTGACAATTTAATAATTATGGACGAGTAGCTCAGAGGCAGAGCGGCTGGCTCTTAACCAGCGGGTCGGGATTTCGAAATTCCCCTCGTTCACCATTGGATCCTTGGTCGATTGGCTTAGGCACAGGTCTGCAAAATCTGTTAGAGTGGTTCGATTCCACTAGGATCCTCCAAGTTTGGGCAAGTTGATGCTATGGTGTGTGCATCCCCTGACTGTAAATCAGGTCCCATCGGGTAAACATTGTTGGTTCGACTCCGACCTTGCCCATATCCTTTCTAGTTGTATAAATACGTTACGCAAGAATTTTGGTTCGTAGCTCAGTTGGTAGAGCAGGTGACTGTTAATCACCGGGTCACAGGTTCGAGTCCTGTCTAGCCAGCCAGAATTGCCCGCAAAGCATACGTGGCGATGCAGGGGTTTTGTAAACCTCAGAACTTGGTTCGATTCCGAGTGCGGGCACCAGTCTCCTACGCTGTAGGATAGCAGTCGGTGGCTTAAGATGGTGTCTTAAGATATTGTGGGCTAACCACCTACAGCCGAGTATCGCTACAGCGTAGGACCAGAGTTTCGCTTCTGTAGCTCAGTTGGGAGAGCAGAGTGTTGATAACACTCAGGTCGTTGGGTCGGGACCAACCAGAAGCACCAGACTAACTTGTATAGCTGCTAGGAGCCGCATTGAGCTATATAAGAGCAAGACGGGGCATCCAGTTTCCTGTGCGGAGCAGGAGATTATGGTTGCAGCTGATAAGCTTCTATCGCCCGTACCATTTTGGACGTGACATCGGGCGATGACAAGGGCTTTATATTCCCTTTGCAGCTGATTACTGCTTGGATAGGGTTCGATTCCCTACACGTCTACCAGTTTGTGGTAAGGAAAGTCTATTCGGAAGGTAGCGCTGCCAGGGCTGAATAGAATCGGACTGATCATCCGTAAAAGGAGAATGGGCACTTTATCGGAAGGTTATGCAGGGCATAACAAATTAGGTAAAGAGATACCTCACCTGCCACAATTGATTGCTCGGTTTCGAGCGCACACCTCAAAGACTACCAGGATCAAATGGGCTCTCCTGGTTCAAGATGACTGCTGGTTGACCGATAAATCCACCCATGGATTGCAGGGCTCTGGTCTTTGATACTTGTTTGATCTGGATACGGAGTGCATAGCGCCCGTCGTTTATTGAGAATTCCGGACGACATACGAGCCGAACAACGTGAGGCTCAGCCGATTTCAGTTCCCGTGCCTAGTAGGCTCTAACAGACCGGAAAATGTTAGTGCGAAGAGCATTGAGGGGAGAGCCTGCTGGCGGGCTAAGTAAAATTCACCAGCACCTTTTGCGGGATTCGTATAAAGGCTATTACCTCAGTCTTCCAAACTGATGATAGGAGTTCGATTCTCCTATTCCGCTTTCCTAATTGGCTCTCGAGCAGGTGCTCAGATCGATTTCATAAGTCGATCGTGGTTGGATCGTTACCAACGAGAGCCTCCACTACAGTTTGCAATAGGAATAAATAACTAAAAGAAGGAACGACAGTTTGGCTTACATACGTTTCTCGGAGATTCCATTTGCAAGCGATGATGACAGAATTGTCTGTGAAGCACTTTACAAATCCATTTGCGAAGCAGAAGATGACCTGATCGATGCTGAGGATCTCTTAGATCGTCTTAACGCTATGGTAGGTAAGAAAGAAATGACTACGCTGGGCTTACCAAACGTTATCATGCTTGGTAAGATCCTGATGGGTCTGAAGGTTGCTTTCTGGTACTACTCTGGAGTCTCTCCAGCCGACATACTAGATGATCTTACAGATATTGAGGTCATCGACATTTTTAATCCTTGACTTATGAGTGAAACCATAGTATAAATACAGTGTTGCCGTTGATAGCGATCAAATAGGTTGTCCAAGACTCGGGTGCGACTCC